CTCAGCCATGTTGCTCGCTCCACTAGCGTTGCGCTAGCAAAGCGTATGGCGTTGAGAACGCTCAGTAGGCCGCTCAATCCCTCCGCTACCGCGTAGCGTTCCTGGCAGAGTGGAGAGCTTGCCTAGCGTTCCTTCAGGGATTCCCACCCTGGAGCAAGGTGCCTAGCGCTGGACTCCGCGAAGTACAGAGTCTGTTCGTCTGCCGTGAGGCAGGATGCGCGCTAGGTGGGCGCTTGCGATGCTTCACTGTGGAGTTGTGGGCGGTTCGTTGTGCCCATTCAGTAAGCGCTCATCTCAGGATGATGTCAAGGGCATTGGAAGCAAGATCTTCCCTGTTGGCACACTTGCCATATGAGCATCGATCCCTCACACGTGAGGTTGAGAGGAACGCGCGACCCGCGTTGCATGCCGCTAGCCGTCTTGTCAAGGGCTTCCAAGTAAGTGTCGGTTGCAAAATAAGTCGAGCGCTGGCTGTACCGATACAGCTTCCTATGCCTTACCGGTATAGATTCATGAGTTCCTCTTAGTTGAGGACTAGATCGATGGATGTCGTGTCAGAAGGTGCCCGTAGCCCGCTGAGAGCCATTCTGAGCGCCTTAGAGGCGCGAGGGTCACTGAGGTATAGGGCAAGCGCCGTTAGGCCCTCTGCGTGGACTGACCGAATACCAGTCGGTAACATCCAATCTCCCTATTGACAGATCATCTGTTCACATGGTACAAGCATTCGCTTCCCTCTATGTATCCAGATCTCGGAGCATCCTAGCTTCCTAGGACGGCAGGATCAGGCCCCCCATAGATAGGCGTCTATCTGTTGGGTGGATCATCCGGTAGCAGACGAGCGGTCCAGTAGATCCTCTCTCTTAGGATCGTCCGGAACGGAACATTGAGGGCGCACATGTTCCACAGAGCAAGGGGTCGAAGATCCCCTATGTCTAGGCCAACCCATACCGGCTAGGTAGGTAGGGGTATAGAGGGCCGTAGATGCCCCCTCTACAGCGTACCTAGTATGCAGTACCCACATGTATGGACTGTGATCTACTAGTACATGTGTACCATGATGCACACACCATCACACTCATGTATGTGTACTCAGTAGTGTATATTTATGTAGGGCAACAGCTTGCATAGTACATGTGCATTTTCTTCTATGTCCCACACGTCACACGTCGATCGATCATTCGTCCTATATAGATGACCATCGTATAGACATGGGTGGGGGTAGACCTCTTTCGATGCCCCGAGGTGCGCGGTGACAGGGCTGCCGCTGACAATGTATACGGGTCCTGATGAGTCCGATCCTGCCAGGATGCCTCTTAAACCCGCTGAGATCAACGCTGAGCGATGTTCCCTACATCCCAGCTACCCACGTGTACCCCCGAGACATCGAGGGGCTTAGAATCGATCTGAGGGGGCGCAGTGCCTACGATCAATGGAACAGCCAAGGTTGGGACTCCTACCGGAACCTCGGTGGAGGTCTGGAAGGTTTACACCAACGGTATCAAGCGAGAGAGGGTCGCCGCCACGACGACCGCCGCTGACCGGACATTCAGCTTCACCGCTTCCCAGAACGGAACGCAGGACGCATATCAGGTCAAGGTGAACACCGAGTTCACTCAGAACTACTCCATCGTGGTTCCCGCTGGAGCGGGTCCTTTCACTCTCTCCACGATCATTGGGACTCCGGGAGCTGGTTACGTCCCGGTCATCTCATCGGGAGGTAGTGGAGATGACGTGGTAGCTGACGCATCAGCCATCTCGGACACCGCCTCTCTCCAGTCCTTCATCACGGCCAATGCCGGGAAGGTCATTCAGCTCGGAAACCACACGATCACCTCAACTCTGACTATCCCGTCCGATACCACGATCCGTGGTAAGGATAGTACCACAGGGACCCTGAAGATCACTGCTGGCGGGTCCTTCCCCGCACTGACCATCCTCACTGCTAACCGAGTGAAGGTCCGGGATCTCAAGATCACGACCAGTGACGGGAACGTCGGCGGAGCTTCCGCTATTGGAGTGATGGTATCAGGCGACTGTTCGGATGTCACACTTACTGATGTGACTTGTACTAAGATGCAGACTTCGTTCTACATCGCCGGTTCTCCGGGAGCTACCGTGAAGCGGGCTACCCTGACGAACTGCTACTCCCTGGACTCAGGCGTTTCGGGTTATGGCTTCTGGGTTGACGACTCCGATGGACTGACGTTGATCAACTGCAAGAGCCTCTCCTCTGGTCTTGATGGGCTGAAGCTTCGTCGCAAGACGAATAACGTCCTCGTCCTTGGTGGGTACTTCACTGGCGCTGTCGGTGGAGACGGAATGGACTGCTTCGCTGGTGGAAACAACTTCACCGTGATCGGAGCTACCTTCTCGGGCAACACCATCAATGGTGTGACCATCAAGTGTGACACCCTGAACCTTACGGACCCCACGGTCTACGGTACCTACGTCGGTAACGTGACTCTCGACGGGGTTCGATGCAACAACAACGGTGGCTACGGTCTGACCTTCCACCGTCATGGATCTACTGACGACGTGACCATTCCTCTGCCTGCTCGTTTCACTGTGAATGGTGGAACGTACTCTGGCAATGCAGCTTCGGGACTCCTAATCCGTGGCCGACAGGCCACACTGACGGGCGTCCAGGTCTACCGGAACAGCCAGTATGGCATTGACATCTCGTCCACCGCAATGGACACGGTCCTTATCGGTTGCCAGGTTTCTGGTAACTCTCAGGCTACCGTAAATACCTACTCGGGTATTCGCATTGCTGGCGATGGCTGTCAGGTCATCGGTGGTTGGTCCATCGGTGCTGACGTCGATTCGATCACCTCTGAGGCTGATCTGGCTGCCGCCACGAAGCAGCAGAAGTACGGCGTTGAGATCCTCTCCACTGCTACCAGCACGAACCTGAACTCGGCCTTCCGTTCCCGGTACAACGCTACCGCTAACGTGAATGACCTCGGACAGGGAACTGACCGGTACATGCCTGGTGTCGCTCAGTACATTCGCGCTAGCGAATACGCCCTGCTCCCTCCTGCTACCACTCGTACGACTCTGGCTATGACCCAGAGCGTTGAGTACGCCTTCCCGGTGGTCATCGGTAACGCTGGAACGATCTTCCGGATCGGCACTGAGACCACGGCGGTAGCGCCTGGAGGCACGGTCATTCGCCTTGCTCTGCGGAAGAACCTGAACGGCAAGCCGGGTAACCTGATCGGACAGACCACGATTGCCGGAGACGTAGTCTCATCGGCCGTGGAAGCCACGGTCTCGTGGGACGTCCCTGTCCCTGGCCTGTACTGGATCACCGCAGCCTCCCAGGGTGGAGCTGCTACCGTTCGTGCTGCCACGAACACTCTTGCAAACCTGTCCTTTGGTACCGCTGCGACAGTCATGGGAGCCTCTGGCTTCAGTGGCTATACGTCCACGGCTACCGCGACAGGTGCATTCGTGGATGCCTACTCGGTCTCTAGCCGGGCATCCGCTGTTCCGCTGGTTTTCATCCGAGGCTAAGCGCTAGAAGCGCATTGGACATAGTCCAAGCCTCACAGTCGCTCCCAGGAGGAGAACGATGGCTACAGGTATTTCAGGTCCGCCCCCGGACCCTCGTCGTGCGCGTACCAATAGGGACACGTACGGTGGATTCCGAGTACTACGAGATGATGGCCAACTTCGTGGCCCCGAGCTTCCTGCTGTCACTCCGCAGGGAATGGCTTGGGACTCCAAGACCATCGTCTGGTGGGACATGTGGCGTCGTTCTCCTCTTGCTCAGTTGTTCTACCCGACCGACTGGGCGACCATGGAGAAGGCTGCACTCATCTATAACACCATCTGGACCACTCAGCAGTGGGCGAAGATCACCGATATCGCCAACCTGAGCCGCGAGCTGGATCGTGTTACCTCAAACTACGGCGCTACGTACGCCGATCGACTGAAGCTCCGCATCCTGATCGAAGACGAGGACCCTGAGGATGTCGTTGAAGCGGCCAAGGCCCTCAAGGACACTCACTACGAAGACCTCTTCGAGGTGTAACCGTGATCCAGGATCTCGCGGAAGTCCCACTTCCCGAGAAGTCCTTGGGTTGGGACATTCTTCGCTGGTGTTCGGATAACCTCGCTCAGCCGGATGGAGAGAACAAGGGTGACAAGTGGCGGTTCTCCAAGGAACAGGCACGATTCGTCCTCCACTTCTACGCCGTTGACGACAGAGGTAAGTTCCTGTACCGACGTGGCCTGCTCGGACGAGTCAAGGGGTGGGGCAAGTCCCCCCTCTTGGCCGCACTATGTTGCGCAGAGCTGCTCGGTCCAGTGGTCTTCAGTCACTTTGATCGTGACGGTACACCCGTAGGTAAGTCTCAGCCTTCGCCTTGGGTCCAGATCGCTGCAACGTCTGAATCTCAGACGGATAACACGATGGACCTTGTCATTGAGATGCTTCTCAATGGCGAAGCCCGTGAGAACTACTGGCTGGACATCGGCAAGACTCGAATCCTCTGTAAGGGTGGGAAGCTTGAGCCAGTTACCGCTGGAAGTACTTCGCGTGAGGGTAACCGTCCGACATTCGTCGTGCTCGACGAGACGCACCTGTGGGTTAAGAGCAACCACGGTGATAAACTTGCGGCTGTCATCCGGCGAAACCTCGGTAAGTTCGGTGGCCGTTCGGTCGAAACTACGAACGCTCCTGCGCCAGGCGAAGAGTCAGTTGCGGAACTATCCTTGCAGGCCGCCGAAGAAGGACGGCCTGGTCTTCTGGTTGACTATCGAAAGGCGCCACTTGAGGCGCCCGCTAAGATCGACAAGAGAGATCTAGATTACGAGGAGAAAGTCCTCTGTCGCAGGCAAGCTCTTGCGTACGCCTACGGTGACTCCAGGTGGGTTGACCTTACGCGTATTGAAGAAGAGATGGATGACCCTGCTACGACTGAGGCTGACGCTCGTCGGTTCTACTTCAACCAGATCGTACGTGGCAACACTCAGTGGCTAAACCCTGATGAGTGGAAAGAGATCGAGCTTAACGTTCCCTTCGAGGAGATCTCCAAGAGGGACAGGATCGCTCTCGGCTTCGATGGTTCCATCAATGATGACACTACGGCCCTCATCGGCTGTCGCCTGTCCGATGGACACATCTTCACTATCTACATCTGGGCTAAGCCCGAAGGCGTACGGTACTGGGAAGTGCCATTCACGGATGTTGACGTCAAGGTCCGTGAGGTGCTCAAGGAGTACAACGTCGTCTGGATGTACGCTGACCCTGCTCACTACCAGGACATCCTGGGTAGGTGGGCTCTCGACTACGAGGACACGGTATTCGAATACTGGACCAACAGGAAGAACGTCATGGGTAGAGCCCTGGAGCGTTTCGAGACTGCCGTCCAGCACAAGCTGATTACCCATGACCTCGACCCTGTGCTGACACAGCACGCACTGAATGCCCAGTTCGAAGAGACGCCACAAGGGAAGCTCCTCAAGAAGGAGTTCCGTGGTTCGTCTCGGAAGATTGACGGCATTATGGCTGCCGTACTCGCCCTGGAGGCTCGTGCGGATGCCATTGAAGATGGACGCGATTCGGATGGACCGGATAAGCGCGTCTGGACCTTTTAGAAGACTAGGCCAGGAGCCAAGGAGGAGAAGAACCCTATGGCACTCAGCAACGTGGTTCCGGGCAGCCCTGATTGGTACATGTCCCGGCTCGTTACGCGAATCGTCAACAGTCAAGCGCGTTACGACGAACTGGAAGCATACACCACAGGGCAACATCCGTTCCCCTCGGGTGATCGCAGGTACGTGAAGGCTCTGCGAGAATTCCAGGAGATGTGTCGCACCAACTACTACGGCCTGATCACTCTGTCGCCGGTAGAACGGATGAAGGTCAACGGTCTGCGATTCAATGGCGCAGACGAAGCTGATGAGCAGGCTGCCGAGATGTGGTGGGCGAACAACATGGACTTCCAGGAGGCCATGGTTCACCTGTATGCCGCAACCTTCGGCGATGCCTTCATGCTGGTCTCTGCGCCTGATGACGATTCCAATGGTCAGCCCATCTTTACGATGGAAGACCCTCGGATGTGTGCCATTGAGTACGATCCGGTTCGGCCTACCCGAGCTATCGCAGGCGCCAAGATGTGGCAGGACGTTATGTCTGGTCGCGTTGTGGGTATCCTCTATCTCCCTGAGTCGGTCCACTACTACGTAGGACCGAAGGTTGAAGAGATCGAGAACTGCCTGGACGCTAAGACCCTGACGAAGCGACTGACCAACTTCGGGTCCATCGAAGGGTTCAACCTTGTCGATAGTGCTCCTAACCCTGTTAGCGTTGTACCTCTGGTACGATACGCCTGGAATCCGTCCCTCAACTATACGAGCCTTGCGGAAGGCGAGATCTTCAATCTCAAGGCTGTTCAGGATCGGATCAACGCCACAGTCCTAGACCGCATGATCATCACTCGCGCTCAGGCTTACAAGCAGCGCTGGGCTTCTGGCATCAAGATTCCCGAGGGTAGGAACGGTCAGCGTAAGCCTCCGTTCGACCCGGGTTCCGATGTCCTGTGGGTGACTGAAGGTGATACGGCCAAGTTTGGTGAGTTCAGTGAAGCTGACATTCGTCAGATCCTGGACGCCGTTACGCAGGACGTAGGCGACATGGCGGCCATCTCTAAGACTCCCCCTCACTACCTCCTGGGTAAGATCGTCAATGCCTCTGGAGACGCCCTCAAGGCGTCTGAGGCGGGTCTGGTGTCCAAGACCAAGCTTCGCATGCGGTCTATGGGCTGGAGCCACGAGGCGATCACCCGGATCGGGTTCCGCTATCTCGGAGACATGGATAAGGCGACTGGGTCTGCGAAGACCCTGTGGGCTAACCCCGAGGAGCAGGCTACCTCCAACCTTGCTGACGCTGGTCTCAAGTACACCCAGATGGGTATCCCCCTGGCTCTGGCCATGGAGAAGATGGAGTTCACTCCGGAAGAGATCAAGTTCGCTGTCGCTGAGAAGAAGAAGGAAGATGCCCGTCAGGCTGCCCTGATGGCCGTTCAGGCGGCTGGAGGTGCTAAGCCCGGTGCCGGACCAACTGGCAGCAAACCAGGTGGCAACAGTCCTGGGAAACCAGCTCCGCGCCCTTAAGGACGCTACGTTCCAGTCCCTCACGGTTGAGTGGCTGGACATGGAGTTCCACAACAAGGGTAACCAGACTGACTGGCTCAATCGAGCCCTTCCGCTCTTGGATGACTCGTACAACACCGCCATCGACATTACGTCGACCATGGCGGATCTCCAGATAGGACTCCTACTCGATACCCCCGAATACGAGGGGATTCCCATCTCTCCGGATGACATCAAGAAGCAACTGCGATACGGCGTCCCTCCCACTGAGGTGTACGTTCGGCCGTTCGTTGACTTCTGGTTGTCCCTGAAGAATGGTGGCTCCATTGACGATGCCCTCCACTCGGGTTCTGCCAGGCTTGGCGAACTCGTTGACACGGATCTGGAAAGACTTTCTGACTTCACTTCCGTGGAGAAGTACGCCA